TCCGCACCCCGGCATTCTGTAACGTAATCGTAACATTCGAGAATCAGGCGTCTCAGAGTTGGGAGGAACGGGCGGGCGCCTGCGGGCGCCTGCGTGCGCCTGCGTGCGTGTACCGTCACGGCGACCAAAACACAACGTCCCCCGAAAAAAAAATTTTACGCTGCCGACAGCAACGTCTAGCGCCTCACTGTGGAAAACCTGTGGAAACCTGTGGAAAACTACAAAACGAGAGACGAAAACGCTGAGAGTGGTCAAAAAAACGACCAAAAAAACACTCACAGTGACAATCAGGAAACGAACACGCCAAGGCCCAACACTACGGTCCCGTCTAAGGTACCTGCGTTGGCGTCTAACGGCCGATACTAGTGTTCCGGGACCGTTGGACCGGGGAGACGTTTTGCGAGCGTAGGGAGCAACGTAGCGCTTCGACCGAACAAACGTTCTGTGGATAACTACCGGCCCAACCACCCGACCCCGCCCGACCCCGCCCGACCCCGCCCGACCAAAACGTTAAGCGCACCTAACAGACCCCGACAAGCCAGCCCAACACACAAACCGAACAAACGTTCGCCCCACCTTTTTCAAAAACTTGCGCCCGCAACCAACAGACCCCACAACACTTGCACACGCAAACAAACCGGCCGACCAGTCCGGCAGACCCCCCCCCTATGCAAGCCCCCCAGCCCCCACAAGTTTATATGGTTGTTTATTGTTTTGTACTTGTGCTGGTTGGCTGGTGTTGTTGCTGGGTTTTGGGGGTGTACCTGTTTTTGTTATGGTTGTTGGGTTTGTGTGAATGGTTGTGTAGTGTTGTGCATGTTTTTTGTGTGTTTTGGTTTGGGGAGGGTTCTGTAACTTTTGTGTAACTTTTTTGTACGTTTTGTTAAGGGGTGTGTAAAAGTCCTGGTGGGTGTGGAACAGGATTCGCTAGTTATTGCACACTAGTAATACACTAGTAAGATCCACTGCTTCCAGCAGTGTGGATCTTGCAGGTTGCTTGTTACTTGTTGGCCTATCAAGCCCGTTCCCTTGAGGGGAGACGGGCTTACTTGTATCACTGGTTCTCCCTCGCTTAGACGCTCGGGGTGTCTGTAAAGTTAACGTTGCGACGGCTGAGTCGCAACACTAGTAAAGGAATCTTATGACTCGTGAATCCGAGTATCGGCCTGCCGCCCTTGATAGGGCGCAGGCAACAGGAGGGGTGCCGGGTAGGCCATCGAAGCGAAGTATGAAGGATGCCCAGCGGACGTTGAATGATAATCAGCTACGTTTGGCTGTGTGGCAGTCGATGCCTGAGCGGCATCGTATTCCGCAGACTCAGAAGGAGTTTTGCTAGGAAATTGGGATTTCGCTTGCGAGTTTGCATCGGTGGAGGAAAGATCCTAACGTTGTTATGGCGACTCGTTGGCTTACTCTTAACGCTGCGGGTGATCCCGGCAGGGTTTCGGCTGTGTTGGACTTTTTGCATGAAACGACTCTTGATGAGTCGATTTCGACGAAGATTAGGTTGACTGCCGCTAGGGATTGGTTGAAGGCTATTGGGGTTCATGAGGCGTGGAGTTATGACAATAAGCTTTTGAAGATTCAGGATGTGGATGAGATTAACTTAGAGGATCTTTCGGATGAGGAAATCTGGGAGTTGTATAATGAGCGGGCAAGAATGGTTGGCCTGGGGGCCGGAGAGATGATTACGGATGGTAGTTCACAACGTGCAGGGGCAGCCGACTTTGAAGAGGGCGTCGAAGGCTGGGAGGTTGAGCCCGGAGCTGTTGGAACGGGAGATGAAGTGGCGGACGTGGTTTCCGAAGGATGTGTCGATTCGTCCTGATGGGATGTCGGAGGCGGAGGTTGCTGCTGCGGTGGAGGCTTTTCGTCGGTTTGCCGAGGATGTTTTGGTTTTGAAGGTGCCGGGTAAACGTATTCCGTTTAGGTTGCGTGAGGCCCAGTTGGAGACGGTTGCCGATATTATTGGTAATCGTAATGTTATTATTTTGAAGGCCCGTCAGATCGGGTTTTCGGCGTTGATTGCTGGTTTGTGTTTGTGGTTTGTTTTGGGTGGTGCTGATCGGCAGATTTATATGTTGTCGAAGGGTCAGCGGGAGGCTCGGGCTTTGCTTCACAAGTCTCGTTATGCGTATCGTATGCTTCCGGCTTGGGTGCGGGATAAGGGTCCGGCGTTGACTGACCGTACGTTGGAAAGGATGTCATTTGAGAATGAATCCTTTATTGTTTCGTCTCAGTCTGCTTCTGATCCGATTCGTGGTGAGACTGCCTGGTTGGCTGTTGTTGACGAATGGGCGTCTATTAATGACCAGGAGGGGGCGTGGGCGGCTATTGAGCCGACAGCCGACCTTGGGGGTCGGATTGTCGGGCTTTCGACTGCTAAGGGTGAGGGCGATTTTTTTCATGATCGTTGGGTGGCGGCTACGTCAGGTAATTCTAACTTTCATCCCATTTTCCATTCTTGGCGTGCTGTTCCTGAGAGGGATGATGCGTGGTATCAGGACAAGGTTGTTAATAATCCGAAGTGGTTTGTTGCCCAGGAGTATCCGAGTAGCCCCGAGGATGCTTTTATCGGGTCCGGTAACCCGTTTTTCGATTTGGAGCCGGTACGATTGTGGGGTTTGCGGGAACCGACAGGTTTTTTCAATGTCGAGTTTGTTGACGGGGTTGGTAACGTCACGGAATCACCTAGGGGTGAGTTGGCGATCTGGTTGCCGAGAGATCGGGACGGAGTGTGGCGTTTCAACCCTAAGTCCTCTTATGTTGTGGGCGCTGACGTGGCGATGGGGTTGGACCGTGGTGACTGGTCCGTCGCATACGTTTTAGAGGCTGTTTCTGGTGAAATTGTTGGTATGTGGCGTGGCCGGTGTGCCCCCGATGTTTTTGGTAACCAAATTTTGCCGGGTATTGGTTCGTTTTTCAAAAACGCTTTGGTTAATGTGGAGATCAATAATCATGGTTTGACGACTTTGACGGCTTTGCGGGATTGCGGGTATGAAAACTTGTATCGTCGTCATTCGAAGACGACGAGGCGTGAGACGGCTTTGGAGACGTTGGGTTGGATGACGACTAGTGGCAATAAGCAGCCGATGTGTGATGGTATTGCTGCCTGGATTCGGGAGGGCAATCAGGCTTGGGATCGTGTGACGGTCCATGAAATAAAGACGTTTGTGCGTGAGCAGCGTGGCGAGCGTGTCAAGTTGCATGGTAGTCCTCATGATGACTGTGTGATGGCTTTGGGTATCACTATTGAGTGTAGACGGTATGCTTTTGAGCATGATTTGACTGAGCCTGCGCCTGATAGGCGAGGCACGATTGATTGGTTGGATGAGCAGTTGCAGGCGGGTCGGCGTGGTTCGAAGAAGGCTATGTCGCCGGTTATTTGATGTGTGTGGAACAAAATATGCTAGTATGTGAGATGGAAACTGAAATTTGCACCGAATGTGGACAAAAGGTCTCAAAAGATCGTTTTAATAGCGCATCCTTTTCGCCCACGGTTTGTTTCAGGTGCCGCATCAGCGGCATATCTATCGGTTTTGGTGGATACCGGGAAGCGTTTCACGGCGACAATCTTGTCGGCGGTACTGTGGCTTCTGATGTGGCGCACACCATTGCAGAGGGACGGAAATTGGGTCATGATCCAGTTCCGGCGAAGGCACCTAACCCGGGTGTTTCGCAAAAGACGTTGGACGTGTTGAAAACTAAAAGTGGTTATGGTGGCGGGGGCAAAACGTGAGCAGCAACGAGTACACAACGTCAAACTATGATGCTGCGGTAAATCAGGCTGGGGCCACTTCAAGCGGCGGTGCCGATGAAGGGGCTGTTGGCAGCAAAATTACGTTGATTGAAGCGGCCAAGAACTTTAAAAGTTCGGGCCGCTGGGATGAACGGTTTTCGGACTTTGTGGCGTTGTATGCTAACAAGTATCCGTACACTGAAATTGGCGAGTACGAAGATATTGTTGTTCCGAACATGATTTTTTCTACTGTGAACGTGATTGTTCCGTCGATTGCAGTCAATGCGCCTAAAATCAATGTTTCTCCGGTCCATCCTGATTACAATGATGCTTCTTCGGTTTCTGAGGCTTTGGTTAACCATCAGTGGCATACCGGCCGGGTTCAGGACGAGGTTCGGGACGCTATCAAAGATTTTGTGATTGTCGGTCACGGTTGGGTTAAGACAACTTGGGATTCGCAGGAAGAGGAAGTTGATTTGACTTCCGAAGAGTTTGAGCAGCTTGCCAGCCAGGTGATGCAAACAAGGATGCAGGCCGAAGCGGCGGGCGTTTCCGATGTTTTCCCGTCGGACGAAGACTTGTTATCGGAAATTCCGTCTACTAAAACAGAGTTGACGGTCGATCAGCCGCTTGTTATGCGAGTGTCGCCTTTCGACATGTTTTTTGATCCTGACGCAAAGCGTTTTAACGACTTGAGGTGGATTGCGCAGCGAGTATTTATGCCGCTGGAAGTCGCTAAGGCGAACGATATGTGGTCTAAGACCGCTAGAGGCAAGTTGCAGACTGTTTCTAAGTCAAGGCAACGTAATGAAGTTACGGTTGATGTCCATTCGGCTCATGCCGAGCCGGTCGGTCAAGAATTCGTTGAAATCTACGAATTCTATGATCTGATTTCAGGAAAAATGTGTGTGTTTGCGGAAGGTACTGATGCGTGGCTTCTGAAGCCAACAAAGTCCCCGTATCCGAACGTTCACCCGTTTACTTACATACCCAACTATGAGGTGCCGGAACGTTTCTATCCTGTTGGTGACGTGGAAACCATTTTCCCGTTGCAAGTTGAGTTGGGTATGGTTCGCACCGCTCAGGTCAACGACCGTAAGCGTGGGAACCGTATAACGTTGTATAAAGAATCGGCGTTGGGTTCCCAGGGCGTTTCTGACATGAAGGACGGGAAAGACAATGCGTTCATTCCTGTTTTGAACAACACGCCTTTCAACGAGGCTTTTCAGCAGATCCAGCCGTTGGGGTTGCCGCCAGAATGGTATCGTTCGGATCAGCAATCTTTGAGTGACATTGATCTTGTTTCTGGTGTGTCGGAGTATCAGCGTGGCGGTCAGGCGAACATTCGCCGCACCGCTACCGAGGTCGGGTTGATGCAGGATGCTTCTAATGCTCGTTCGGCCGACAAGCTCGCTAAGGTTGAGCGGGC